ACAAACAATAATTGATGCAAGAAATAAAGCATGGGAAGATGATGCAACAAATAGAAAACTTGTATTAATAAAAGAAACTAGATTAAAAAAATTAGAAGAAACTGATTGGTGGGTATTGCGTGGCGATATTACTGATGCACAAAAACTTTATAGAAAAAATCTTAGAGACATTCCAACTAATTATGACTCATCTAAATATGATGAATTATTAGCGAGAGAAACAGATAAAACCAAAAATACTTTTGGACAATTAACACACAGCGTATGGAGTAAACCGTAATGGCACTAACTAGACTAGGACCAAATCAATCAATTAACTTAGCGAGCAACGTTACAGGTACGCTTGCTACAGGTAATGGTGGTACAGGTGCTACAAGTTTCTCCCCTGGTAAGGTTGGTCAAGTATTAAACACTATTAATAATACTGAAGCGGCAAGTTCATCATCAACTTTTGCGACAACAGGTTTAAACTTAAATATTACTCCAACAGCTACATCATCAAAAGTTTTAGTTGTAGTTACTCAAGCGGGTGTTGGTAAAAACAGCAGTAATACAAAGTGTCAATTAAAATTACAAAGAGGAACTACTGACATACATCAATTTGATAGTGATGCAGGATATAATGCGGGCACAGCTTCTAACTATGTTGGCTCATCTTCTGTTTGTTACTTAGATAGTCCAAACACCACTTCACAAACAAATTACAGAACAGTATTTGCTTCTTCAGCAAATAGTTCTAATGTTTCTGTAAATACTAATTCTTCTGATAGTACGATAACATTAATGGAGATTTTAGCATGATTATAAAAGTAATTGACGCAATATTAAGTTTAAATGCTAATGCAAAAGTAGTTGTAAGAAACAATATTGATATAGATAATTGTGAAATAGAGTGGTTAGATGGAACATCAGAAATATCTAAAGCAGATATAAAAGCTGAACAAGATAGACTACAAGCGGAGGCTAATTCATAATGACACAGGATGTCAGGAGTGTATAATGACATTCTAGGAGACTAATTTATGGCGTTTGGTATAACAACTTTTGCAGAAGCACCTTTTTCGGCACAAGGCCAACAGAACGCTATCGTAGCCGTATCAGGGCTGTCTCTTACTTCTAGTCTTGGATCAACAACCATTGGTCTAAATCCAACCATTACAGGATTCAATCTTACCTCTTCAGTAGGTAACGTATCTTTACAAAATGTAGCACGACCAAGCGGTCAAGCAATGACTTCCGCTGTTGGTGGTGTCGGTATTAGTGCAGGACATGTCATTGAGCCAGCAGGTATTGGTGCAACATTAGCACTTGGTACACCGACACTTGAAATTAGCACGCATGAATTAATACAAGGATTTGAATTAACATCGGCTGTTGGTACACCAGCAATTGAGATTAATGCAGTAGCGACACCGAGTGGTTTAGCACTGACCTCGGCTCGCGGCACAACCACACAAGAAGTTATTGTTCAGCCATCAGGTTTATTTATAGGCACCTCATTAGGAGCTACGGTAGAAGTTGGTGATGCAAACGTACCATCCAAAGGGATGGAGATCACGAAAGTAGTTACTGTTGTAAGTACAGGTAGTGGTAATAAATACTTTATAGACGGCGTACAACAAGACACGTTAGAACTTAAAGAAGGTAATACCTACACCTTTGATCAAGCAGCAGCAAGCAATTCTGGACACCCACTTCGTTTCTCTACAACGTCAGATGGAACGCATAATAGTGGAACGGAATATACAACAGGTGTAACGACAAATGGAACACCTGGTAACGCAGGAGCGTATACAAGAATTAAGGTAGCTGATTCAGCACCGACATTATATTACTATTGTACAAATCACTCAGGTATGGGCGGTCAGGCAAACACACCTGTTAATAATGATTTCCCTGGTCAAGCAGTAACATCAGCACTTGGAACACCTGTTGTATCAGCGACAGCAACAGTGCTACCAGTTGGACAATCTATATCCATGTCTCTTGGTACACCAAGTCTATCGGTTAGCTCCGTTGCGACACCGACAGGGCTTTTATTGACCGCGGAACTCGGCACACCAGCGATATATTCATGGCGAGAAGTTGACGACTCTGAAACTTCAACATGGACAGAAGTTGATGATAATGCTACAATGAACTGGTTAGATGCAGCATAAATTATGAGTACATATTCAACACGATTAAAAGTAGAACTAATTGGCTCAGGAGAGCAGTCAAACTCTTGGGGTAATACAACAAACAATAACTTTGACCAAGTTTTCGAACAGTCAATTGCTGGTGTATACAGCAAAAACTTAGGAGCAGCGTCTAGCCCTTACACATTAACATCGGGTAACGGACCACAGACACAAGCAAATAATGAAGCAAGGCAAGCAGCAATCGTATTTACAGGTCATAGTAGTGACTTTATTATACAGTTTCCTGCTGTAGAAAAATTATACTTTCTACGTAATGCAAGTGCTTCTAATAAAATTACAGCGCGATTAGGATCATCAGGTAACACATTTGTTCTTAATCCTTCACGAAATGTTTTCTTAACAACAGACGGTACAAACTGGTTTGAACTACAAACACAAGGTAGTGACTGGTTAACAAAGACAGGCACCTATACATCTTTTGCGGGTGATAAAATATTTGTTAATACATCAAGTAGTGCATTTACTATTACCTTACCAGCATCACCAAGTGTTGGTGATGAAGTACGTTTCTTAGATTTAGCAAATACATTTGATACAAACAATTTAACTGTTGCTCGTAACAGTGAAAAAATTGATGGAGCAACATCGGATTTAACAGTAGCAACAGAAGGTGCTGCTTTTGCGTTGGTCTATTCGGGATCAACATATGGATGGAAACTACTGGAGAAATAATATGGCAACATACGCATCTATTCGTTATAAATTTTCAGGCGCCAATGTTTCAGGCGTTGCACAAACAGCAAGTAATTTAAGTGATCTAGCTGACGCATCAACTTCAAGAACTAATCTTGGCGTAGCAATTGGAAGTAATGTTCAGGCATTTATTTCTGCAACTGCAGGAACAAATGCTAACGGTACAAGAACAGTAAGCACATCAGCTCCGAGTGGCGGATCTAATGGCGATATTTGGTATCAATATAGCTAATGCATAATGCCAGTATATGTTAAAGATGGTGGAGCTTGGCGTACAATAGATAGACTCTATGTGCGTGACGGAACTTCTTTTACGAATCAAACAATAAATAATGTTTATGTAAAGAATAGTGGCACATGGGAAAATGTTTTTGTTATTTTTGAAACACCTACTTCTTTTACAACAGGATCTTCAGGATCAATTGCAGTACCTGCTTTAGCAAACGCAATACATATAAAACAAGCTGTTGCTGGTGGGTCAGGTGGCTATAGAGGTGCTGATTATGATAGAGCTGGCGGTGAATCAGCGGGTCCAGGTGGAGCATCAGGTGCTTTTATTTCTGACATGGTGTTTAATATAACAGGTGGTGAAAATTTAACTTTAAATATTGGCACAGGTGGCGCTGCAGGAACGGGAACATATTCAGGTAACTCAGGTACAGGTGGTGACACAACTTTGTCAGGTTCATCTTCAGGTCCTATATTTACTTTAGGAGGAGGCGGAGCAGCTTCCGTATCAGGGGGAGGCGTGCAAGGTCCTCTTCGTTCTAATAGTGCTAGTACAGGTGGAACAAGATCTGGTTTTGCTACTCCTCGATCATCGGGAACAACAGTAGATGGTTTAAATATTACAAGCTTTCAATCAGGGCCAAGAGGTGCTTTTAATCAACAAGGAAACGGTGATGCAGGAGCAAATCCTGGAAACTGTTCTGGTGATAACTGTACTATTGGTGGCGGTGATGGTGGTGATCCTTATGGTGGTTCAGTAACAACAGGTGGTACTGGTGGAGCAAACGGTAACACAGCAGGAACGGCTGGCACACAAGGTGGCGGCGGTGGAGGAGGAGGCACAGAGCCTGGATCTTCTGCTGGTGGAGCTGGTGGAGCTGGTGAATTTATTTTTAGATTTTTAAGGATTGCATAATGCTAACAAAATTAAATATAGCTCCTGGTATTGATAAACAAGATACAGAATACGGCGCTGAAGGTCGTTGGACTGATGCACAAAATGTACGATTTCATTATGGGTTGCCACAAAAAATAGGTGGCTGGACTACAATTATTACAGACACACTTATTGGTGTTGCAAGAGATCAACACACATGGACAGATTTAAATGGTGTACGGTACGCGGCCATCGGCACCGATAGAAAATTATATATTTACACAGAGGGTACAGCATATGATGTAACTCCTATACGTCGTGGTCCTACAGCTTTAACAAATCCTTTTACAACAAACGGTACCAACAACGTTACTGTAGCGGATACAGGACATGGTGCTATACAAGGTGATTTTGTAACCTTTGATTCTTTCTCTGCCATAGACGGTTTAGACATGAATAATGAATTTGAAATTACATCTGTTACCAATGCTAACTCTTATGTTGTAACACATACAGGTACAGCATCTGGCTCCACAGCAGGTGGTGGAGGTTCAGGTAATGCAAACTATCAAATAAGTATTGGACAAGAAACATCAACTTACGGTTATGGTTGGGGTACAGATGTGTGGAATACAGGAACGTGGAACACACCAAGATCTACTTCTACAGTAACGATTGATGGTCGTAACTGGTCTTTTGATACATTCGGTGAAGACTTAATTGCCACCGTGCATAAAGGTAAAACTTTTCGTTGGGATACTTCATCAGGTACAACCACCAGAGCTGCTGTTATTACACAAGCTCCAACAAGTTCACGATTTAATTTAGTTTCTATGCCAGACAGACATGTATTTTTATTTGGTACAGAAACAACTATTGGTACGGCTTCTACGCAAGATGATTTATTCTTGCGGTTTTCCTCCCAAGAAGACTTTACGGATTGGACTCCTGCTGCAACAAACACAGCAGGTTCCTTCCGTATTCAAGATGGATCAAAAATTGTAGCAGCGGAAAGATCACGTAACGCTGTTCTTGTATGGACAGATACTTCACTACATGCACTACAATTCGTTGGTGCTCCTTTTACCTTCTCTCTCGTTCAATTAGGTGGTGGATGTGGGGCTGTTGGTGTACATTCTGCGGTTGATATTAACGGTGTTGCTTATTGGATGTCACAAAATGCTTTCTTCTTATATGATGGTACAATTCGTAAATTACCTTGTTCTGTACAGGACTTTGTTTTTGAAGATTTTAGCGCGGCTCACCAACCAGAAACATATGCTGGTGTCAATTCTGAGTTTAATGAAATAACTTGGTTCTATGCTTCTAATGGATCAAACTATATTGATCGTTCCGTTACATACAATTATTTAGAAAAAACATGGTACACCAATACCTTAGCAAGAACTACTTGGACAGATTATGGTGTCTATCAAGAACCGTATGCAACATTATATACTCCTACAGCTACGGCAACAACACCTACCGTATTAGGTGTTACTGCTGGTGCTACTACGTATTATCAACAAGAAACAGGTAGTAATGATAACTTAACGGCAATGACAGCTTTTATACAATCAGGAGACTTTGATATTCAAGATGGACAACAACTACTACATGTAAGTCGTGGTATACCTAATTTTAAAAACCAAGTAGGAAATGCTACTATAACAATGAATTTTAAAACATATCCTAACGATACATCATCAACTACTGTCGCCAGAACTGTTAGTTCTAGCACGACAAAATTTGATACACGTGGTAGAGGTAGACAAACAAATTTAAAAATTGAAAGCACAGGTCTTAATGCAGATTGGCGATACGGTACACTGCGTTTAGATGTGCAACCAGATGGTGGACGATGATTGATAAACCTTTATATGGAAATCCTTTAGCTGGTGGTCTTAAAACTTTACAACCAGGCATT